GAGACAATTCATCTTTGTATTTTTGTACAGACTGTTCGCCTCTAGCGTATAATCTTAGTTTATGAAAATTATTTACATTGTTTAAGTACTTATTGTTATTTCTGTCATGATTAAACCACTCAGACTCTATAGCTTTAGCTATTTTTAAGCCATACTCATAACTTAATTTTTCAAGATCGCTAACAGCTTGACTTGGAAAATAACTTCTTACACCGTAATTTGCCATATTTATTTTATTATTTTAGATATATTGCCTGTGTTTTTATACTTAGCAATACTTATGTTTAATTTTGGTTTTTCAATTTTAGCGTTAGGGGCATATAAATGTCTATTACAAGCCATTATAGCTAAACCAGAACTTATAGTTGCATCAAATTTAGTTCTTTTGTTTATGTCAAACTTAGCCCAGTCGTTTAGTAAATCATTAAAATACAAATCACCCATGTCACCATTTTGTTTTAAGCCAACGTGATTTTGAATATACATTTCAATAGCCGCGGCGTGAGCTTGTTTTATGTCTTCACTAGAGTTAGGTATACCACCTACTTCTTTTTCCGACGAAGAAAGTTTGTTCCAAGTTTTATCAGGTCTGTTCATGCTAAACCCCCTATAACCTCTTCTTCTTAAATAATAAAGAAGTCTTGGTTTATTATTTTCTGCTAGTATAGGCATACCGTAAAAAACTATAGCCATTAATACATCTTCAAAAAATATTTCTGCCGTAGGTGGTCGTGATAAGTATTCTAAAAAGAAGCTGTTTGCAGGAGCGTCCTCCATGCTAAATTTAGTTAGGCCGTGTAATGCTCCTTTAGAACCTTGACCATCTACGGTTCCTGATATATCATAGGAGTCACAACCAAATGCTCCCATGTGTTCGTTACCAGGATATTTTATACCGTTTTTTATTAAAATTTTATTTTGCAAATGAGCTGATGGTATCCAACTTACTTTAAACCTACCTTTTGGATCTGGATAAAATATAACTTGTGTATCTTTAATACCGTTAACCCATTGAAAATTACCTACTGAAACACCAATAGTTCTTGACATCTCTTCGTTGTAATCTATTTGTTCGTATAATTTAACTAAATTAAATATACTGTTTTTTGTTTCATCTCTAAACGCATGTTCTTCAGTTCTTGGAAATTGTCTGTAAAACTCGTTTAAAGCGTCTTGATCGCCTTTTAAACCTTCTGCTTCGTTTTGCCAGTGATCTATAACGCCTACATCTATTAATTCTCCATCTGGTCCGACAACATCATCACTTGGGTTAACAAAGACAGGAAGTCCGTATCCGTCAATAAATCCTTCATAGTTCCACTCCATTGGTATAAACAAAGAGTATAAACCGCTCTTTGTCTGTCCATTTCTATTTCTCTTCGTGACATCTGAATCATTATAAAGTTTTTTAAAATTATCTCCTCCTTTATCTAATGCGTTTGAAGTTGAACCCATCATACATTTACCTACTATTCTACTACCTAATCTAAGACATGTTTTTGTAACTCGCCAGTTATTTAATATGTTGTCAGGTCTTTCCCATTTACCACTTTCATCGTGTACTAATAGCGCTAACTTTTCACCATCATAACTGTTGTCTCCAGTATTCTTCCAGTCAATAGTTGTATCTAATCCTTCTAGTTCTTCAAGCTTTTCACCACTTGTTATTTTCTTTCGCGTAAACTTACTAGCTGGTACTCTATAAGCTAATTCTGTTTTAGGTCTATCCATACCATCTTGTATCGGTTTAAAGAAAAAAGGATAATTAACAGATATAGGTACCACCTTGTCTGTAAACATTTTTTTAGCATCGCTACCAGTTTTAGAAAGTATCCCATATCTACTATCACTTGATATAGTAGCTAGATTAACTGTTTCTGCCGACGACATAAAAGAAAAACCAGAACGTCTATTTTTTAAATAACACATACCGTAACATCTTTTATCAGCTTTACAAGCTTCCCAGAATATGTAAAACAACCTGTTGGCTTCTCTAAAATCAGGAGCTCCAACATCAATTTTACTCCACTGTAGATACATATAATGTGTACCTGTTATATAAGTTGCTTTATTTTTATTAGTAAACCAAAAACCTTCTTCTCTTCTTTTAAACTCTTGATCTATATAATCATACCATTTATCTTTAGCTTCTTCTGGGTATGACCTCCAATCAAATATTGTTTTTAATTTACTTAACTCTTTAGGTTGATCTAACTTTACCCATTTGTTTTTGTTATGCTTAAAAGCTTGTTTAGGTTGTTTTGGTAAAGCTATAGCTAAACCTTGTATTTCGTATATTTCACCTATTTGTCCAGTTTTTGAAATAACAACTAAATCATGTTCTTTATTATAGCCGTACTTCCATTTTTTACCTTTGTTAAGTCTACTTATAGTAGTCTTTTTTACAGGTTCTATTATTTGGTATAAAGTTTGATTGTACATTACTTAGATCTTCCTTCTGCGAACCCTTTAAACACTCTTTCTTTTTTTTCCTTAGGCTCTTTGCCTTCTAATATATTTTCTTCTTCTTGGATTCTGTTTAATATTTCAAACGCATCAAATATAGCTAGCTTTTTAGTAGCTGCTGCATTTTTTAATCTGTCAGCTGAAATATCATCGTCACTGTCAACAATAGCTTCTTTAGCTACTTTTATTAACTCTTCAACCGCTTTGTGCCCAGCTTGGATTATACGTTTCTTCGTTTCCTTGATATTCATATTTTATTGTAATTAAATTTGATAAAACTCTATATAGCTTAACACCATCTACTAAAAACTCACATTGTGTTCCAGGTCTATAACCTATTAAATCTCCCACGTTAACTGTACCATCAGAATACTTAACAATACCTATCATAGGTTTTTCTGTTTCAGTTTCAAATATATCTTTGTTTTTTATTGGTTGAATAAAACAATATCCTTTAGGAGCTTTCCATTTTTTATTTCTTTTATATAAAAATACTTGATCACTATTAATTAAATATGTTTTTTCGTTAAAATAACTTCTACTGTTTTTCTCTCTACCTTTAACATCTAACCATCTTCTAAAAACATTAAAATGAGTTATAACGGTATCACCAGGTTTTATTCCTAAATCTTCACCAATAACAGGCGTAGACAAAACAATAGCTTCTCTATTTACAAACTGATGGTTGTATATTTCAGTGTTAACGATTAAATCTTTACCACCTACTTTTGTAGTATTGTTGTATCTTTCTCCTTTTGGTGTTATAACAAAGTTATAAACACTTTTCATTAGTACTCTAAATTATACTCAACAGATACAGCCATGTTTTTATTAAAGTCTTTCCATGGTAAAACATCCATACCTTTTTTAATATAAATAGAAAACTTATCTTTTTCTTCTATTATATCACAAATAGTATGTCCACCATACACCTCCTGACCAACAGAATAGTGCATGGCGTCATTTTTGTAATCTTTACCTACACTAATCTTTCTTATCAGTTTGCTCATCTTTATAATTTATAGTTCCATCTTGGATGTTAATATCAGCTGTTCCGTATTCTTTTACAAACTCGTCCTGCATTACAGTTAGCTTTTCTTGCATACCAGCTACGTGATGTAACATAGAGTGCTTTTTTGTTTCTAACATACCAAGCTCCATTTGAAATTTGTTTATGTTGTTAACAGTTTCTTGAACATTTTTTAATTGTTCATCAGTAATTTTTTCAGTTTTTGGTTTTAAGTCAACCACTTTCTCTTTTTTTGCCATGTTTATTTAATTTAAGTTAATTTTAATTTGTTTATACAACTCCAGATAACATTAATTGTATTGGGTGTATGTTGTATAGATCTTTGTTTACCGCGCTAACACTAGCACAGTTCTCTGTTAATACAAGATTTGTAGCATCAGTTACTGATTTAACAGTACCAATAACTAAATCGTCCTCATCGTGTAGTACGTCTCCAGGAGCAAAAGTAGTTAGAGCGGATGTAGTTTTAACCACTACATCTGTAGTGTTAGTTGCTGTTTCTGTGCTAACTTGTACCGTTGATCTAAAATCTAAAGCACCTTTAGCTATTGCCGCAACATATAAATCTCCACTAACAGGTATATTTAAACCTGATTTTGTAGCTATGTTTAAAACAACTAAATCACCGTCTATAAAATCTCCAGCTGCTATAGGAACATATCCTACTAGATTATTCTTCCATTGAAAAGTGTCTACAGCTGCGCCAGTAGTTCCTAAGGTTGGAGGAACTTGATCTACAGATATACCTTCTCCTTCTTCTCTAATATGACTAGTTGCGAACAACAAGTCTATAGCAACCATTGTTTGATCAGCACCATCAGTACCTCTTACTATAACTTGTATACCTTCTACTGCGCTTCCTTTGAATCCTTTTACCTCATGCCAATCAAACAGTATCTCTGTATCTGCATAAGCGGCTTTTTGTATGCTAGCAGGCATTGTTGGTATTACCTTTGTAAATGTTTTTTTCATTATTCTATTTTTTTACTTTTTCTAGTGATCGTCCGCCAAAATAAGCACCGATCACTGTTATTAATACTAATTGTAATAAATCTATCCAGCTAGACTTAACTTCAAATTGTAATGCTCCAGCATCGATAAAGATT